TGACCATGTCTTATAGCGGCGCAACAGCAGCATCCTCGGTTGCCAATCCCCCGATCCAGATCGCACGCGGTCTGGGCGGGACGATCCTCGGCAGCACCACCACTGGCGGCGGCACCGGCCTGTGGTTCTACAGCTCGACCAACCTGACCACCGACCTGACCGCATCCAACTTCTTCTCCGATGCATACTACATCGGCATGAAGCAAGGCGACCTGGTGATCGGTACGCAGTACACGTCGGCCGGTTCGAGCACGATCTCGTTCCAGGGCGTTCTCGGTGCGGTCACCACATCCGGAGCAGCACTGTCGACCGGCGGCACGATGACCTCGACGTTCAGCTAATCGAGCACGTGCCACGCAAGGCGGGGCTGGTCCCCGCCATTTTTTCATGTGAGGAGAGGGAAGTATGAGCGAAGCAGCAAGCAAGGTCGCAGAGATCAAGCGAACCATCATGATCCAGCCGAGCCATATGCAGTTGGCCGAGTACGAGCGGCAGGACTGGGTGGCAAACGCGCCGGAAGGCGTTACGCCGGACGATCTGAAGAACCCGGCATTCTGGGCTCTGATGTCGTCCCAGTTCAAGCCGTTCGACCGCATCGACGTGCGTGCCGACGATGGCAGCTGGCTGGCCGAGTTGATCGTCAAGCAGGCTGACCGCAACTATGCGCATGTGCAGGTGCTGAACGTGTACAAGCTCGACGCGACCGAAGCCGCAAAGGACAGCGAGTACGAGGTCGAATGGAAAGGTCCGCAGAAGAAATGGTGCGTCAAGCGTCTGGCCGATGACGAGTTGATCAAGACCGGTTGCGACACCAAGGTTGCCGCAAACGACTGGTTGGCCAACCAGCGTAAGGCTATGTAATGTCCGCCTCGCGACTCTCGATCTACAACGACGCGCTCCTGATCGCCGGTGAGCGAGCTCTCGCGTCGCTCACTGAAAATCGTGAGCCGCGGTACCTGCTCGACCAGGTGTGGAATAACGATGGTGTGCTGGCCTGCCTCGAAGAAGGACAGTGGTTCTTCGCGATGCGCACTATTCAGATCGACTACGATCCAGATTTTGGCCAGCCATTCGGCTTCAACCGTGCGTTTAACAAGCCGGATGATTGGGTTGTGACGTCGGCCGTCTGTTCCGACGAGTTCTTTCGCGTTCCAGTCACCCGCTATTCCGATGAGGCGGGTTACTGGTATGCCGACGTCGATACGCTGTACATCAAGTACGTCTCCAGCGACCCAGATTATGGGCTAGACCTTGGCAAGTGGCCGCGCTCGTTCACCGAATTCGTGGCTGCGCACTTTGCCATGAAGGTGGTTCTGAAGATCACCAACGATGAGCAGCGCCTGCAGAAGGCATTGGCCTTGCGCCAGAAGGCACTCGACATGGCCAAGAACAAATGCGCGATGGCCGAGCCGACGGCATTTCCGGCCCAGGGCACCTGGTCACGATCGCGCACCCGCTGGATGGGCCGCAACGATGGCGGCAACGGCAACAACGGCAACTTGATCGGGTGACCTGATGCGTCAGATCCCGGCCATCTTCGCATTCAATCGTGGGCGTGTATCTCCGCTTGCGCTGGGACGCGTCGACCAGAAGCGTGTTGCGCTGTCGGCCGAGACGATGACGAACTGGATCCCGCGCGTGCTTGGGCCAATGTCACTTCGGCCTGGCCTGCAGTACCTTGCCGGGATCTACAACAACGCCACTGTGCGTCTACTCGACTTCGTGTTTTCGACCACTGATACCGCGATCCTGGAACTGACCGACAGTGCAATGCGTGTATTTGTGAATGAATCGCCGATCGTACGGCCAGCGGTTACGACGACGGTTACCAATGGCACGTTCGACACCAACCTGACCGGATGGACCGACAACGACGAATCTGGCGCCACGTCCGCATGGGTGACCGGCGGATACATGGGTCTGACCGGGAATGGTACCGCTGCCGCGATCCGCGACCAGTCGGTGACCGTAGGAACAAATGCGAACATCGAGCACGCTCTACGAATTGTTATCAACCGCGGGCCTGTCACGCTGCAGGTTGGATCGACTGCGGGCACGGATAACTACGTCAGCGAGACGACTTTGACCACTGGCGTTCACTCGCTGGCATTCACGCCAACAGGCAATTTCAACATTCGACTGTCCAGCCGCGTCAACCGGCTTGTACTTGTGGATTCGTGCACGATTGAGAGCGCCGGCGCGATGGTACTACCCACGCCGTGGACCGCAAGCAATCTGACCAACATCCGCCCAGACCAGTCGGCTGATGTGATTTTCGTGGCATGTACCGGCCTGCAACAGCGTCGTATTGAACGGCGCGCGACTCGTTCATGGTCAATCGTGCCATACCTTGCGGAGGATGGCCCATTTAGGATTGAGAACACCGGCCCGATCACGCTCACCGCCAGCGGCATCAGCGGGAACATAACACTATCCGCCTCGGCCAACCTGTTTCGAAGCGGCCACGTTGGCGCTCTGTTTTCGATCACGTCCGATGGCCAGCAAGTAGCGAAGAGCGTGACAGCAGAGAACACCTTTAGTAACCCAGTGCGTATCACCGGCGTGGGCACTGACCGCGGTTTCACGATCGTCCTCACCAATACCTTCGTCGCCACAGTGGTACTGCAACGCTCCCTAGAATCTGATGCTGGGCCATGGGAAGACGTGGGCGGGGAAAGCTGGACGGCCCCTACGACCGAAGTTTATACCGATGGCCTCGACAATCAGATCGCGTATTACCGTGTTGGTGTGAAGACGGGCGGATTCACTTCTGGCCAGGTCGATATCTCATTGAACGTGCAGATCGGCAGCATTACCGGAATCGTGCGCGTTACCGGCTACACCAGCACAACGTCTGTTTCAGCCGAAGTGTTGGTTGACCTGGGTGGTACTGTAGCTACGGACATCTGGTCAGAAGGTGAATGGTCGGATTACCGCGGCTGGCCAACAGCAGTCGCACTTCATGAGGGGCGGCTTTGGTGGTTCGGTAAGGGCAAGATTTTGGGTTCTATCTCGGACGCCTATGACAGCTTCGACCCGAACTTCGAGGGAGATGCCGGCCCGCTCAACCGCTCGATTGGTTCGGGGCCAGTCGATACAATCAACTGGGCGATGTCGCTACAGCGACTAATCATCGGTGGCCAGGGCACTGAGTATTCGTTGCGCTCGTCTTCGCTGGATGAACCTCTGACCCCGACCAACTTCAACATCAAGACCGCCTCCACTCAGGGCTCTGGTGCGGTTCCTCCTGTGAAGGTCGACCAGCGCGGCATCTACGTGCAGCGTGGTGGTATCAAGGTCTACGAGATGGCGTTCGATGGTAACTCGTACGACTACACGTCGAACCAATTGACCGAATTGGTGCCTGAGATGGGCTCGCCTGGGATCGTTCGCATCGGTGTGCAGCGGCAGCCGGATACCCGTATCCATGCTGTGCGCAGCGATGGCACGGTGATGCTAGGCGTCTACGACAAGACCGAGGATGTACTGGCGTGGGTCGATATCGAGACGCTGGGATCGATCGAGGATGTGCTCGTGCTCCCGGGGCTGGCAGGCAGCACGGAGGATCGCGTGTATTACGTGGTGCGCCGCACGATCAATGGCAGTACGGTGCGCTATCTGGAAAAGTGGGCGTTTGAGACTGAGTGCCGAGGCGGGTCACTGAACAAGCAGGCCGATGCCTTCATCACCTATTCCGGAGCCGCGACGTCTACCATCAGCGGACTGAGTCACCTCGAAGGTGAGGAAGTCGTTGTATGGGCCGATGGTGTCGACGTCGGAACCGACGACAGCGCGACTACGTGGACGCAGCGCTACACCGTTTCAGCTGGCGCGATCACGCTAGCCGCTTCGGCATCAAACGTCGTTGTTGGCCTACCGTACAGCGCGCAGTGGAAAAGTGCCAAGCTGGGGGCGCAAGATGGATCGATACAAACCGTTCTGACCCAGCAAAAGCGCCTGAGTCACCTTGGTCTTGTGATGGCCTGGGTGCATGCAAAGGGTGTCCGCTTTGGGGCCGATTTCGACAACCTCGATGACCTGCCTGAGATAGAGCAGGGAACGACCGTGGACAGCACTACGGTACGCGATACCTACGACGAGCAGGAAATCGAATTCCCAACCACCTGGGTGACTGACCTTCGCTTGTGCCTGCAGGCGGTTGCACCTCGCCCGGTCACGATACTGGGCGTCGCCGTCGACCTGGAGATCCACAATTGAGCGCGATCGTTCCAGCCACGCCAGGCCACATTGCGGCGCTCTACGGCCATACGCTTGGGCGCACGGTGCGCGCGCTGGCGGTTGTCGAAGGAGAACGTGTGCTTGGTGTCGGAGGCATTTATCACGACGATGGTCGCACTGTCATTTTCTCGAAGATGACCGACGACTTGCGGCAACAGAAGCGCATTTTGATATTGGCCAGCCGCAAAATAATGGGCTGGCTGCGCGAGGAGGCATTTGCATTGTGCGATACATCCATCCCCAAAGCCCGGGATTTTCTCGAGCACATGGGATTTGAACAAGTCCAAGGGGAGGTATATCGATGGGCCAAGCGGTAGCCTACCTGCCATACATCATGACGGCCGCTTCGACCGTTATGTCCATGAGCGCGAAGAAGCAGCAAGGAGAGCAAGCGCAGGCCATTGCCAACTATCAGGCCAATCAGCTTGATCAGAGCGCCGGCCAGCAGTTTGCATCGGCCCAGCGTGCCAGCATGTCGGACGAGCAGCAGGCGCGGTTGGCACAGTCTCGTGCACTCGCCGTCGCTGCGGCGTCTGGCGGTGGAGTTTCCGATCCTACCGTCATGAGCATCATGTCCAGACTCGCCGGTGAAGGCACCTATCGCAGCATGGTCGACCTGTATCAGGGTCGCGAAAAGGCGCGTCAACTGGAGGATCAGGCCAATGCGGCTCGCCTTCAGGGCGGTATCGCTTCCAGCAATTCGAATTACTCATCGGCCGCCACGCTGGTGTCTGGAGCGAGCTCGATGTACTCGAAGTATGCCGCTGACCATCGGCCGTCCCTGGCAGGTAGCGATAGTGGGTCCAACAGTTTCGGATCTGGCGGCTCCGGTTCGAGCAACTCAGTCCAGAACGCTCTCTTCTGATTATGGCACGCATCCCTGACACCCTCGGCGCCGAGCCAGTACCGACCGCTCAGACCTCGGTAGCAACCTATCAACCCAGCAATGCGGGCATGGAAAATCTCAGCCAGGCATTTGCAAATGCCGGCGACATGCTGCAGCAGGAAATCCTGAAAGAGCATGCGCGCATCAATACTGCGAAGGTAGAAGACGCCTTCAACCAATTGCGCAATGGACAGATCGACCTGACCATCGGGCAGGACAACGGCTTTCAGAATGTGCACGGTGCGGACGCCGTCAAACAGCCACTGCTGAAGAACTACACGAACAGCTTCACCGCCCTGCAAAAGCAACTCTCCGACTCGCTCGACAACGATCAGCAGCGGGAAATGTTCAAGGCCCGCGCCAACGTTGCACAGGGCCAGTTCACGCAAGACTTGCTGCAGCACCTGTACAAGGAAAACGGTATCTACCAGGGGCAGGTCTACGAAGGGACCGTCAACACTGAGTTGCGCGCCGCTTCGGCCAAGTGGGATTCGCCCCCTGAGGTGCAGGCATCGCAGGAGCGCATTCGCGCGGCCGTCGACGAGCAAGCGACCCGTCTTGGGCTTCCTGACGAGGCAAAGAACGAACTGATGCTGCAGGAGATGTCGAAGGTACATGCGGCAGTGATCGGGCAGGCGCTGGCCAGCAAGCAGTATGACTACGCCAAGGCATGGTTCGATGCCAACCGTGACCAGGTTGATACCAAGACCGCCAAGGTACTTGAGCGGGAAGTGGGCGACGCCGCGCAAAAGCAACTATTCGACGGGTACCAAGCTGCCTATTTGCAGGGCATGGACAGCCCGCAGGCGCTCAACGGATTACTGAAGCAGGTAAGCGCCGACAAGACGCTGGACGAGGACCGCAGGAACATCCTTGTCGGCCGCATCCAGAACCGTTCGGACGTTCTGGAAAACCGTGCCGCACGCGCGCAGGATCGGCGTGATCACATTATTGGTCAGCAGATCGGAGTGGCAACCGCGATGGTCGAGAAGGGTTACGACCTGTCGCCGGATCAACTGGAGCCGCTTGTCAACGCTACCCGTGGCACGCCAATGGCATCAGCTGTAAGCCAACTGCTCCAGACGTCAAGCGCAACGCGGGAGTTCCGCAATATGGATTTCCGTGGGCAGGAAGCTTATCTGAGCAAGATGGATGCCCTAGTACGCACGGATCCGAGCAAGTACGACGTGACGCTGGTATCTAAGCTGAAGCAGATACACGATCACCAGAAGGAAGACGCCTACGCAGACCCGACCACGTTTGCTGTACGTCAGGGATTCGTGGACCCGAAAGATCCTGCCGTGCAGCCGCTGAACTTCTCCGACCCGTCGCAGTTGGCCCCGCAATTGGCCGCGCGCTTCGGCTTGGCGCGCACGATGACCAGCAAGTACGGTACGCCAACCAAGCCGCTTACGACTGAGGAAACGGCATCCCTCTCCAGCGCACTTGCAAATGCAAGCCCACAGGCCAAGCGCCAAGTGTTCGCCACCCTGTCCAAGGCATCCGGACAGGACTTCGACGGCTACAAGGCGATGATGGCCCAGCTTGCCCCGGGCGATCCTGTGACAGCGACAGCAGGTGTGTTCGCCGGCCGCGGCTACACGGATCCGACCAGTGGCCCGCAATCGAACGTCGCTGACTTGATCCTGCGCGGCCAATCCATCCTGCACCCACAGTCTGCTGATGGGAAGGAGGGTGGGAAGCTGTGGCCGATGCCGAAGGGTAGCGATGAAAAGACGATGGGCACGCTATTTACAAGCACAGTCGGTGATGCCTTTGCTGGTATGCCGGCTGCGCAGAATGCCGCATTCCAGACGGCGCAGGCGATCTACGCCGCCAAAGTTTCGGACAAGGGCGACAACTCAGGGATCCTGAATGCCGATGCCTGGAAGAGTGCAATCAAGCTCGCCACTGGTGGAGTGGAACGCCACAACGGTCATTCGGTTGTGCTGCCGTGGGGTATGCCATACAGCGATTTCCGCAACCAACTCGACACGCGCCTGCAGCAGGTAGCCAGCAGTGGCGCCTTGGCTGATGGTGTGACTGCCGGCCAGTTGGGCGACATGCCGCTGCTGCCGATCGGTGATGGTCGATACCTGCTCAAGGCGGGCGATGGTGTGATGGTCGACAAGAACAACCAGCCAGTGACGATCGACTTCAACAAGCCGCTTCCACCAATCGCCGGGAAACCGCCTGCCAACTTCAAAGCCCTGATGAACATCAGGCCCGGACACGAATGAGCCTAGACCTCTTCCAGAATGAGGCGGTCAACCGTCTCTCCAATCTGCCGCCGGTGAAAGTCCCGGCGCCGTCCACGTTCCAAGGCTTCGCATATGGAACCGGCGCATATGCAATGCGCAGTCTTGCCAGTGTTGGACGTGCTGTCGACATGGCCGGTGCAGTCGGCCCGATCATTCAGGATGCTTTCACAGGCGGGACGGTAGCGCAGGACCGCTACTTCAAAGAGCATGACGACTTCTTTAACAGTGCGGTGGACTTCTGGACTCCGCGCCCTTCTGACGTCGGATCGGCCGGTCAGGTGGTGGGACAGTTGCTTGGCACACTGCCGGTCGCGTTTGCTTCACCAGAATTAGCCGTGCTGGGCGCGGGGTTCGGTACAGCCGAGGATACGGTCAAGAATGGAGCTTCTGCCGATCAAGCGGTAGGCGCCGGCATGGTACAAGGTGCGACTGCTGGTCTTGGCATGTGGCTACCGATCCTTGGCCAGACTGGCTGGCAGCGGGTTGCAGTAGGCGGCGCCCTCGGTAACACAGTGCTAGGTGCAGCTTCGCGTGGGGCAACTGGGGCAATCCTCGATGGCACGCCCGCAGCCGAACAGTTCAAGGCATTCGACCCTACCTCGCTGACGCTCGACACCCTGATGGGTGCGGCATTCGGCACCATGGCTCACCTGAACCCTGCCCAGCGCGCACAAGGGGCGCAGGCATGGCGAGAGATCGGCGAATGGGCGCAGGGTCTGCGCGCGTCAGACCGAGACGCGATAGCCACATTGCGGCTTGGCCAGCACATCAACGTGGATTCGGCGCCCGGCAAACTTGAGACGCCGCAGGCGATTGACGCACACGTCACGCGCATGCGCACGGCACTCGATCAGATACTACGGGATGAGCCGGTTGAGTTGTCCAACCTGCCCTTCCCACGCACCACGCCCGACGAGACGCGCGTGGCCGATATGTTCACGCGCGCGGAGGCGCTGCGCAGAGAAGGCAACGATTACGCAAGTTCGCTTGGCCTGCCAAGGATCGCCCCGACCGAGGCGGAACTTATGACCCTGGCGCGCGATCGTTTGGTATCGAACGTCAAGCCCGATCTGATCGCGCAAGCGGGCGCCGGCGACACTGAGCAGATCAGCAGCCTGAAATCCTCGGTGGCGGATCTCGAACAGCGCATCGCCGACGTCACCCAGAACAGGGACGCATCGCTGCAAGACCTCACCAGGCAGTTTCAAGACACTGGCATGAAGTTCAAGGCCGCGCGTGATCGTGCGACGAAGGAACTGGATAACCAGTTGACGGACTTGCGAGCCATGCACGAACGACAGTCCGCGCAGTTGGAGTCCGCTGGGCGCGCGGAACTCGCACGCCAAGACCTTGACGCGCTGGCCAAGGGCAAAGTGCCCCCTCGCCTGCAAGCTGCATTCGATGAAATCCTCGGCACTACCCAGCGCAGCTTCAGGCCGTCCCCGATCAGTGAGATCGTCAAGAACGCCTTGGCAGACATGGGCAGCAAAGAACAGCCGTCCGCATCACGCGCGGGCGCACGAACCGAAGCCCAGCCGGCGGAAGCTGCGCCGCTCCCCCCTCCTCCCGGCGAAGCCAAGCCGGCTGGTGCTTCGGCCCAACCCGATCTGCTGGCGCAGGAAGCGCAGCGGATCGTCGCCACTAGGCCGGATGCCATGATCACCACCGGCCGCAATCCGGATGGCACGCCGATCTCCACCACTGTTAGCCAGTATCTGCATGACACTTTGGCCGACGTCGCACTTGCACGCGAACAGTCACGTCTGTTCGAGGTGGCTGCTACCTGCATGATCGGGAAGATGTGATGAGCAATCCTGCATCCATCCTAAACACGGCCGGCTACCGTGGTCTGCTCCGGCTGATCAACACGCAGTCCGGTGACACGACCTCGATAACGGTGCTGAACGCCACTGGTTCAACGCTCAATGCTGGCACGGCAGTGTACGTGTTGGGCATCGTGTCCGGCGTTCCGTCTGTTGCCAAGGCGCGTGCCAATGCCGCTGGTACTATGCCGGCAATTGGCATTCTTACGACCAGCATAGCGAACAACCAACTCGGAACAGCCAAGTTTGTAGGCGAGTTGTCGAACGTAGATACGAGTGCCTTTTCGGCGGGAGCCAAGCTTTACGTCAGCGCGGCCACGGCTGGTGCACTGACCTCGACCCAGCCGGCGCATCCCAACCTGAGCCAACTCGTGGCCATCGTTCTGACCGCGTCGACTAGTGGCACGTTGTTCATCCTGCCCGGTATCGATCTGCATGGCATCGACCTTGGAACGAACCAGAACACCTTCAACATTGGCGATGGTACGGCTGGCGCAAAGACGCTGGCATTCGTCAATGCGAACACTGGCCAGCTTCAGTGGACTCCCACTGCCGCACGCACGCTGACACTGCCGGATGCTACCGACACGCTCGTTGGGCGTGCAACGACCGACACGCTGACCAACAAGACCTATCAGGGTGTGAGCGTCGCCGTGTCCAGCGGGTTTGGCTGTAACGGAGCTACTCCGCAGACGAAGTACAGCTTGGGCGCCCTGTCCACGGATACCAAGATTGCCGCACTTCAGACGGCACTGATTAACTGCGGCATCGGATCGACATAGGAGAACACACGATGGCATGGACCGATTGTATTGCCCGCCTTGCTCAAGCTGCTGGCCGCGCTCTTTCGGATGACGAAGTTACGGCCATCTTCGAGCGCATCCACAAGGCCGCTCTCGACATCAAGGCTGGCCGCGCGCAACCGGATGACGTCGGCCTTGGGAACAAGCTCGGCAAAGACCTTGGCGTCGGCATGTCGCAGGACCAGATGATTCAAGCTGTGGCCAAGCGCGCCGCAGACGAACTGCTACATCAGGCTGCGGTGCGCGAGCGTCAGGCCTACCTGCAAATCACGAAGATGGGTACTCGAGAAGCCGACGTGCAGCAGATGCGCACCGCCGGCATAAAGCCGTTCGACGCAATCGACGGACTGCTGGCTCGGGATTACTCCGGACAGATGAATATCGAGAGCGTCGAGCAACGCACAAGTGGAGTGAAGGCCGATCTCAAGCGCCGCGTAGCCGCGACATGGGACGCACTCGGCAACGACTGGCTCGGCTTCTTCCAGGATCGGGAAAAGCAGATCACGCTTGTTCGCGAATTGCGCGGCGAGAATACTGGCGATGCAGTTGCTGCCAAGGGCGCACGCGCGTACCACGAAGCAGCAGAAGAAGCCCGCCAAGCATTCAATGCGGCCGGCGGCGACGTCGGCAAACTGGACGATTGGGGTATGCCACAGCATCACAGCCAGGAGCGTGTGGCTGCTGCTGGCCGCGATACGTGGATCGATCAGGTACTGCCAATGCTGGACCGCTCGCGCTACGTCGATGACCTCGGCCGCGGCTGGACTGACGACGAAATGCGCGTGTTCCTCGGCAAAGCGTGGGACACGATCGCCACCAACGGCATCACTAACCTGAATCCGGGCACGTCACAGGGTGTGGGAAAGCGCGCCAACCGCAACGCAGAGTCACGCCAGATCCACTTCAAAGATGCGGATTCAGTACTGCGCTATTGGGAGACCTTTGGCGACCGCTCGCTGGTGGAAATTCTCGACCATCATCTTGACCGTATAGCCAAAGACACCGCTTTCATCGAGAAGTTCGGGCCAAATCCGGACCTCACCTATCAGACGCTGCGCGATCGCGCGCTTCAGGAAACGGTGACGGCCGACCCGACGCAGACGGAAAAGATGAAAAGCCGCGCGCTCAAAAGCGACTCGCTGTATGAGTACGCGGCCGGTCGCATCAAACCGACAGCCAACCAGACCTTGTCCAATGTCATGGACGGCATTACCGCAATGAATAGCGCGGGCAAGCTTGGCGGTGCATTCTGGGCATCGCTGTTCGGTGACAAGGTGACCTACGAGGCAGTGTCTCACCTTAACGATATTCCGATGATGCAGCGGTGGCAGAATGAACTGAAGCTGCTCAACCCAGCCAATGCAGAGGATCGCAGGCAGCTGATGCGCCAAGGTCTGATGGCTGAATACGTGCGCAACGGCCTCAATCGCTTCTACGATGACATGGGCCCGGGTGCAAGCGGAGGCTGGTCTGGAGGCTTCAAGACGACGAGCGGAAAGTTCGCCAATGCTGTGCTGCGCCTGACCGGCATGAACGCCATCAACGAACTACGCAAGGGCGCGTTCGGTCTGTCGCTGATGGACTCGATCGGCCACGAGATCAGCGCCGGCCGTGGGTTCGCAGATCTGGATCAATCAGACGTACGCACGCTGCGGCACATGGGCGTGACGGAGGCAGACTGGAAGACATGGCAACTGGCCGACCTGGATGAAATCTCCGGCAACAAGACGGTGCTCACCCCTGAGTCGATCTCTCGTATCCCAGACGACAAGCTGCGCGCGGCAGGTGTGATTGGTGCGAACGATGGGGCAGATGCTGCGCAAGCTGCCCGGCGCGCTGCCATCGTTAAGCTACTAGGCGCAGTGAACACCGAATCTGACTTCGCCATCGTCTCGCCCGGGTGGCGCGAGCGAGCTCAGTTCTACGCCGGAGCACAACGCGGCACATTCAAGGGCGAGATTTGGCGTTCGTTCCTGCAGTTCAAGTCCTTCCCATGGGCTACGTTCCAGCGCTCGCTCGATCTGGTGGCCAATGCCGATACCGCTGTCGGTAAAGCGGCGATGACCTCCTACCTGCTGGCATCGACGACCCTGGCCGGCGCGATGATCATCCAAGTGCGGGACATGCTTAGCGGTAAAGACCCGCGCCACATGGGTGGAGACGACTGGTACAAGTTCTGGGGCGCGGCCTTCATGCAAGGTGGCGCCCTCGGGATCTACGGCGACTTCCTCAATGGGATCAATGAGACCCGCATGGGCTCCGGACCGCTTGAAACATTCGCCGGCCCGACGATTGGCCCGCTGCTTGAACTCGGATTAGTTCATCCGCTGAACGCGTTGAAAGCCAAGGCCGAGGGGAAAGAGACACACCTTGGTGCTCAGTCAATCCAGAGTCTCAAGGGCTTCATCCCTGGTAACAACATCTGGTACGCCAAAGCTGCCATTGACCACCTTATCTGGCAGCGGGTGATGGAGATGGTATCCCCGGGATATCTGTCGTCGATCAGGTCTCGGTCCCTGCACGATTACCGACAGGACTGGTGGTGGCAGCCTGGCGAGACCTTGCCCGAGCGCGCGCCAGCCATCGAGGAGGCAACGCGATGACCGCCCACAGGAAGGCAAAGGCGGCTGCAATGCCAAGTATGCCGATCGCCAGCAGTGCCAACGGATCATCCGGCGCGTACATGCGCCACGCCACGATAAGCGCATACATCACCAGCGCACCTATCGCATTTGCGGCGACAAACGCCCCATTGATTGCAAGAAATATAAGCACTCGTTTCATGAAACCGATTCTACATGGAGTTTCCGATGACCTCGCCATCCGTTGATCGCCGCTTCGGCCTGAATTCCTCGACTGCGATCAAGGCACCATGCCGCGTTGCGGCTACTGCCAACCTGACCCTGAGTGGTCTACAAACCGTTGACGGAGTCAGTCTATCAGCGGGTGACCGTGTGCTCGTTGCGGGACAGACCAACAGCATCCAGAACGGTATCTACGTGGCTGATACTGGTGCTTGGCAGCGCGACACAGACTTCAACGATAGCCGTGATGTCTCAAAGGGCACTATCGGCGTGATCATGGAAGGGTCATATCAGGATCAGTTCTGGATGATTACAACCAGCGGGACGATCCGACCTGGCACTACAGCAATTAGCTTTGTGGTTGGTGTTCCTCCATATGTTTTCACTCAATCAGGCAGCGGGGCTATTGCGCGTCCTATCTTGGACAAGCTGCGTGAAAGCGTCAGCGTGTTCGACTTTATGACCGCCGCACAGGTCGCGGACGTGCAATCTGGTGGGCTGACGCTCGACGTCACCACTGCCATCCAGAAAGCCGTCAATAGCGGTGCTGGTCTGGTGTACTTCCCTAAGGGCGCCTACAAAATTACATCCACAATCCTGATGCCGCTGCGCGTTTCACTCAAAGGCGACGGAGGTATGGCATCAACTATCAAATGCTACAACTGTGACGGCCTGACATTTTCTGATACTGGCTTTGCACAGGACAACAGCTATTTTTATGGACTTGGCTTCTTCGGCATGGCTGGAGCCAATTACACAGCGATTAACTGTCCAACGGGTAGTGGTACCAAGTATGGCCTGCACTTCGATAAGATAGTAATCAGCGATTTTAACCAAGGCATTGTCTTTAATAACAACCTGTATTGCACTGTCAGTCGCTGTCATATTGAGTATGTCAACAACCCGATAACTCTGGGTGATACGTCAACCCTGACACACATCTTCAATAACACCATCATTTGCTCTGGAGGCACGACGCATGGGGGTACAGCCGCCAAAATTGGTATTAACGTACTGGGTGGGTCCAACTGCGAAGCGGTCAAGATTGTAGATAATTTTATCTACGGGTTTGATTATGGTATCAAGATTGCCACAACTACCGACCTGAATATCACTGGCAACGGGATTGACGCCTGCATGCTGTATGGGATTTACTTTACGGCGGTTCAGCATGACTTCAATATCAAAAATAACTTCATTGAATTACTTGGAACTAACGCAGTAGCGGGCATCTTCGGTGCTCCCTTGGGCTCTGGAGAATACCTCTCACAGATAAACATCGAGGGGAATGCATTCACTGTACTTAACGGGGCCTCTCCGAATGCCAGTGGCATCATTATGAACACCACTGTTGATACTTACCAGTGGCACGTCCGTGTTGTTGGCAACGTCTTCAGCAGCATGACCTTGTACGATATCCGGCTCAACTTGCCCGGTGAAACTCTGGTAGAGAACAACCGTTGCATGTCGGTCCTAACTACCAGCATTCTTGTCGGGACAGTTTCCAAGGCACCTGTGTACCTATCTAAAAATTGGTGCTACGGTGCGATCTCTTACGACACTTCGGCCGATGTCACGAATGGTAAGATCATCGTCGATCAAAACACGACGGGCAATACATTCGTTCCGTACTCTGGTACGTTCACTGCAACGTTCACCTCAGCCAGCGGAGCGTTCGGTTCCATCACGTATGGCACCAACACGGGGTACTTCGAGCGGCTTGGTAACGTATGCCACTTTCATGTGTCGATCTACACGACGGCAGCGTCATTAGGCACCGCAGGCGGACTGCTCTATATCAGTGGTCTACCGTTCGCTCCCCGTACTGGCAGCATTGCCGCCTTCACTGTTAGTGACGTTCGCTCTTGGAGTGCTGGAAAAGGGCCAAGTGCTGGCGGTCTAAGTATTGTTAGCGGCGCAGCAAAGATAGCCCTTTACAGCCGCGCCACGTCGAATGGCGACACTGCCTTCATCAACGCGACCGACCTGGCCACCACCAACCCGGGGAACATCTTGACGATCTCGGGCAGCTACCTGTGCGCGTGATATTGATTTCCCTTCAACCGCAAAATTCCCCAACGCGCATAGCGCATAACTCAACCTGAAAGGAATCGCATGAAACAACTGAACATGGCAACCGGCGGCGACGGAAAACAACGCCCGACCGAGCAGCAGAAATCCACGCCGAAGAAAACCGCGCCGACGAAGAAAACGAAATGAACTCGTGGAGATCGCGCGCCCTGGCTGCTTCCCTGATGCTGCTGGCGATCTACGGCCATGGGTGGGCAACTCACCAGTTGCCGAATACACCGATAGACATGCTGCTGTACCACGGCAGCGGTGCGCTCGTCGATCTCTTCATGTTGTACGCCGCGCCAGCCGTCCTGAGTGGTCGGCTGTGCGTGGACTCACAAAAGCTCTTGCTCGTGTCGATTGTCGGGAACGCCACGGGCTGGTTGCTGTACATGGCATACGTCTCACCCATTTTCTACAACGTTTTCATGGTGGGGGTGACGTATGCGCAATTACTTCGACTATTTTTCCCCGACCGCCATGCTGATCCTGCTGGGTGCACTCTGGTTCGCCATCCTGATTGTCTCGGCGGCGAACGCAATCCTTGAAAGACAAAACCATGAACGAACCAGAAAACGTACGCTCAGCGATCGAGGCGGCGGCGAGTAACCCTAAGGTGGCTACTCTCGTCGCGGCAAGTACATCGAGTATTGGAGCCGCCACGCAGTTCGGCATCATTGACGGCTGGCTTTCGCGCTGTGCCTTGATAGTGGGCCTGCTTACCGCAGTCGTCGTCCTTGGCATTCAGATTATTCGCTTTGAGATGACTTTGCGTGAGCGTGCCAGAGACAAAAAGGAATACCCATGACAATCCTCGATCATATCCGCGCCGCACGAAAATCGTTCACCGTTTGGCTCAACGCCCTGCTCCTGGCAGCGTACCCGTTTGCTGATTCGATCATCGCCGCGGTGCACGACAACCTGCCGTCTCTGGAGCCGTACCTTCCGGCGAACGTGTTCAAGGCCATGGGTCTCGCGCTCGTCATCTACAACATCGTGCACGCGTCTCGCATCGCAGCGAAAGCGGCTAAGGCGGCGCAATGACACCAGCTGAATTCCTCGACCAATTACTGCCGGCCGCCCTGACCTGCCAGCATACGAGTGGTATCCCGGCATCGTTCACGCTGGCACAGGCCGCTCTCGAATCATCATGGGGGGCACGTGCGCCCGCGTTCAATCTGTTCGGCGTAAAGCCCGGGCCAGCCTGGAAAGGGCCAGTCGTGCAGGTCGATACTCACGAATACGTCAAAGGCGTCCGAGTGCCAGTCAAATGTGCGTTCCGAGCATATGGAAGCTGGCTGCACTGCATGAAGGATCATGCGCAGTTCTTCCTGCAGAACCCACGCTATAAACCCTGCTTCCTCGAGAAGACCGGCGAAGGCTGGGCCCGCGCTGCTGCCGCTGCCGGCTATGCCACGGACCCCGCCTATGCCGACAAGCTGATCGCCATCATCAGGGGCCGCGACCTGGCGCGCTTCGATAGCCTACCGCACGAGGCCAAGCCATGATTGGCATCGACACGCTCGACCGCTTTCTAACTGGCTTGGTGATCGCTGCGGTGCTGGTTGTGGCTGGCTGGTTCGGCCTGCACCACTACGGCGCCGAGCGGTATCAGGCGGGCTACAACGCTGCCGTCGATGCTGGGAAGGCCCAGCATGATCGCGACGCCGAGAACAACCGCAAGATCGAGTCCGACCTGCACGCCAAGCTGGCCGAACGCGACACCGAAGCCCAACAAAAGGAGCAAGAACATGCCCAAGCTCTCGCTGATGCTCAACGCCGTGTGCGCGCTGGCACTGACCGGCTGCGCTGCCCAGCCAACCCCGTACAGCCCGCCGCCGCGCCCGGTGATCGACCCGCTTCCAGCACGCCTGCAATTGACGGAGCAGGACCGGACCTTGTGCCGGAGGTTGCTGCAGAGATTCTCGGCGACGGAGCAGCAATTGCAAGCCTCGTGTCACGATACGCCGAGGTCGTCCAGCACTTCGACGAATGCCGCGCGGTGAACGCGAAGTAGCCAAAATTCCCCGAAAATTCCCCGGCACTTTAGGTCGCTCATCAATTCATGGCGCCGGAAAAGAAAAAGCCCTCGAAGATCAAGGGCTTATGTATTCTGGCGGAGAGAGGGGGATTCGAACCCCCGATAGGCTATGAACCTCTAACGAAGGCAATTGAGGGTAAACGCCGGGCCCTTCGTCATAGGAAGGCGAGCCCGACAGTAGCCCTCCGTTAACCTTCCAATTCCCCGGAAAATTCCCCGGCTTTCGATATCGCCTGTTCAAGCTTCGCCATCTCTCGATCGTCGTCGGCGCCACTGATCCACTTCGCGTAGACGGTGAAGAACATTCGTAGACTGTGCCCCATCTGACTGGCCATGAACCCGGGTTTGACCCCGCTCATCAGGCCAATGGTCGCGTAGGTATGACGCATATTATACGGGCGCCGATACCTGATGCCCTGCTTGGTCAAAGCTGACTTCCAGAACGACCGCACGTCTGTTATCTTGGCGTAGGACCATGGCTCTCTGGTCTTCGGGTCGTGAAACACGTAATCGCCAGCCAGGAAGGTATGTGCCTTCTGACGTTGTAATGCCTCAAAGGCCATGCCGTTCAGCTTCACGATGCGCGGCTCGTAGGTCTTCGTGGTGTCCGATTCCTCGTCGTACACGTTGGCGCCGTCGATCAGGGCCTCGCGCTTTCGGAAGTCGATGTCGCCCCAGCGCAGCGCGATCCCTTCCGATGTGCGCAGGCCGGTGAAGAACATGACCTGGACGAAGTTCGCTATTTGCTCCGGACGATGCTTTCGAAGGTGCGCCAAGATAGCATGCACCTCGTTCAGGTCAAACGGATCTGGTGCGGGTTTCTGGTAGCCGGCGCGCTTCACTTCAGCGCACGGATTATCCTTGATCAGCTTGTCCAGGCGAGCAAACTCAAACACGCCGTTAATCAGGGACAGTTCGTTGTTGCGGCTCTTCCCGCTCTTCCATGTACCGCTATTCAGGGCCGTCAAGATGTCCGAATATCCCACCTCGGCAATCGGTCGGTTCTTCAGGGTCTTCTTCCAGAAACTGTTGATGCGCGTTTCGTACTGGCCCTTAGTCGACGCCTTCCCGTCGAACGTTTCGATGAACTTGTCCATGACATCGTGCAGCATCGAAGCGCCCTCTTCCGGCTCTTCCGCGTGCTGGGAGTTTGGGAAGTACTCGGCATAGTTGAATGTCCCATTACCGATCTTCTGCCTGATCTCCGCAACTAGGCGCTTTGCATACTTGGCGTTCGCTGGCGTCGGAGGCATCGGCTCGTCACCGATGTACAGCGTTTCCTTCCGCTGCTTCCCCCGCCATTCGAACCGAACCCTTATGCTCTTCTCGCGCAGTTCTATTCCGCCTGCTCCACCCACCTGTAGTACTCCTGAATGTTCATCGTAACGTGCCCATCTGGGGCTTTCTTGTAGTGCTTCCCGCGAAGCCAGACACCATCCTGGATCTTCCGGCGCACTGCCTTTTCTGTATATCCTGTCCTATTGCAGAATACAGGGATTAGCATCCACTCTGCTGAAGTCGAATCATTCCCAAGATTATTCGTCTGCATTGCTCCCCCCTATTCCGTTTCCGATTTCGACCGCTGCACTAGCGGCCAGGTGCACTTGCTCAACGCGTGGTTGCCGCCGCACCTCGTGCACTCTGTCGTCCACATCGCCCACATCAGGCGGTAGACGGTCATGATCCACATGGCGGCTCCTTGGCTGCGATGGCGGCATCAATGGCCTCACGCGGCGTTGCGCTCCAGGTTCGCATCTCCCGCTCCTCCCATGGCCAGCGCACGCGGTACAGTGGCGCGGCGCTGATCCTGTCGATGTGCTCGATCTGGCATTCCTGCTCGATCATGAAGTCGAGGCGCGCGGTATCGCTTCTGACCTTGGCGCGCGTCCCAATAGCCGAATCGATGATGCTCGTAACCAGCATGTATGCTGCTTCGGCCTGAGCGGCGGTCTTGTAGTGAAGCGTGAACTGCGCATAGCCATCCCTCGGGTCACTGACAAAGAAGCCGCTTTCGTAACCGTCAGCCAGCCGCGCCGCATCCTTCCCCGTTCCAGCTGCGGGAGCCGCGCGCCGATTCCAGGCTTCGATTGCTCGTTGCTTACCATCGTCGCCGTGCATCCAAGGTGTACTGATGAGGCATGAATAGCACCACACTGCGTACGATGCGCCTCCGTCGCGATTCCCGAACCGTTGCGGGTCTGCTTCGCCGCCGCAGAAAGGGCAGCATTTAAGATCTTCGGTGCTCACGCCTTCTCCTTCTCGATAGCTGCGTCGATCTGGCCGTCGAATTCTTCATCGGTCTTGCAGTAGGCGCCAGAATCGGTGGCGACGTAGATTTCGCCGTCTCCCGGCTCGATGTAGATCCCGCCAGAGCGAATGAATACGTATCGCTCCGCATCCGCTCGCAGCCGCTCGACTTCGGCGCGGAGTTCGTCACGCTCCGCCTGCACGCAAATCAGCTTGTGCAAATCCTTGACGTGCTCAGTTATCTTCGTGTCCCGCTCGTTCCTCAGACGTTCGACGTCTGCGATCAGGGCTAGCACAGTAGCGGGGTTGCACTCCACGATGAAGTCGACGCCAGGCTCGTAGGTGGTGCCGTCAGCAAGTTCATGCGCGCCGTACCAATAGCCTCTGTTTGCATCTAAGTACGCCAGTGCTAACGTCTTCAGCTTTTCGGTATCCATTTACGCCTCCTCGTCTTTAAAACTTACATCCAAGTCGTGACCTAGAAGGAGCATTCCAATACCGGCGCAAGCAAGCGGGTGGCTGGTGAACGATGCGCAAGCAAGAAGTGCAATTGCCACCACTGAAAGGCCGCTGAATTCCGCTAGATATGTCTTTTTCATTTGGCTATCTCCTTGGTGGCGCGCTTGCGGGCGATTTCAGCCGCAGCGCGTACGATGGCGCGGCGGGTCGCGGCTAATGGGTTGTCTCCCCATAACTGCGAACATACCTCTGTCAGCGCACCTACTGCGATGGCCTCTTCCCATATGGTGCGTTGCAAGATGTCTATGCCAAGCTTCACAGCCAGCCGCAGCGCGTCGCCATCGTCGGTCAGCGGGTTCCAGATGGTGGCTCCGTCCTTCAGCAGCAGGCCGCTGAAGCGCGGCGTGATCATCCGCCAGGCATCGCCAGGACAAAGCTCAATCCCTGCCGCTTTCGCCGCCAGTTCCAGCAACTCGCGATCAGTCATGTCCTCCCTCCTTTCCAGGTTGATGGGAAGGGGCGGCAGGAAGGTGACTCCAGTGCGTCGGTTTCCCGCGCATCTTCCGCCAATGTGGCGACACTTCGCTTTGAACCATCAGCTCGCCAGCTGCATCTACAAAGCCCTGCACACAAAATCCGCCGACCAGGTACAGGCGCGACGCCATATTTGCCGGCGCTGTTTCAATCGGCTGCCATACCGGCGCTGCCCCAGCGGCGCGACCGTCGATGTAGGCGATGAGGGTGGCCCATGAGTTATCTTGGCTGCGCAATGGCGGCATGACTCCATCCCAGCAATACATCAATCTGCGGAACTCGGGCGTATCGATGCTCTGCGCCGGCTGCTGGGCGCGCTCGTCCTGCTTGGCCCACACGATGACGGCGTAGGGCACGTCCTTGCGGCTCATGTCCACCCACTTGCCATCGATGACGCGCTCGCGGCTGATCGAAACGGGGCGGGTGCGGCAGCGGCGTTCGCCTTCGTAGTCGATGTGGAACGCGGCATGGATTGGGGTGGACTGGTCGAGCGTGAGCAGGTTGCGCACCATGTCGCCGACCGTTTCAACGCGGCCCCATGCTGCCGGCTGCTTTCGCTCGGCCAGTTCGCGCTCCAGCACGCGGATACGCTCATCCCGCTTGGCAACGATCTGCTTGACCAGTTGCGGGCTGTATGCGTCGTTGTCACCGATGCAGGTATATGCGATCACATCCGGCTCAGGCAGCGCCGGCAACTCCACCTCTCCCACAGGAGCGGCGCACTTGGCAATCCATGCAGCCTTCTCGTCGGCATCCAACTCGCTCCACTGGTTGTGCTGGTCGGCTTGTGCATTCCAGAGCGCAGCGGCGCGGTCGTCGTCCATGTTCAGTTCAGACATTCTTCTCTCCTTGCGTGTCGCTGATTTCCTCGTAACGGTAGACGCTGTAATTCAATGTGGTTTTTCCGGTGACGGTCGAGATACTGCGCTGACTCCCGAGGTATGGATGCACAATCCAACCTTCTTCTTTGCCGTTCTCGATCAGCCATGCGCGCATTTTGTCGCGGTCGTCGTAGGATTTGCCGGGGTAGACGATGGAGCGGGTCTCCGTCACTTTCCGCTTGCCAACTGCGTCCAGACCAATGACTTCCGCGCTCTGCGCATCCACGCTTGAAAGTCCGATCAGCGCCATCATGAAATCGTGCGGAGTGAACTCCATGCGTGCGAATTCGATGTGGCTGGCTCTGTCCTCAATGCGAACGTTGATAATGTCATTGCTGTCGCGCGAAATCGTGATTGATGCCTTGATCTTCAATTCTTCTCTCCTTGCGTGCCTTGCGTGTCGTGAGATGCAGCCAGTGGCATGCGTCGCTGTAATGGGCCGATCCAGCCTGTCACCTCGCCCCGATATCTCATGTCGCTGCCCAAGTGGAACCAGTCGCCATCCCAGAGCAAAAATTTGTCCTCGTGGAGACCGGGCGCGATGTCGTGAGGAACGCGCACGGCGTACACGCCACGCTCGTCGGGGTCATAGTCGATGGTGTAGCAGATCACGCTCATTCCGCCTCAGGTGTCTGGTCTTGGGATGCGGACATGGCGGCATCCCGCAATTGCTCGACCAAGTCGCCGCGCCAGTTTTGTTCTGCAAGAGTGTCGGCCGCTTCACGCATCAGCGAAGCATGGTGCGCGTCGCCTACTTGCGCTGGAGCGGCGAGAAGTAAGCGATCCGCAATCTCGGTCGGAGTCATGTTGTTACCGTTCACGAGGCATTCGCTGAATGCCTGGAACATCGCGCGGCGCGAATCCATCGACGGAACATCCCCTTGAGCGGGCAGCGGTGCGCGGGCGAGGGCTGCTCGGAGGTCGTCGATTTCTTTTTCCGCCCATGTGAGTGCGTCGATGGGCTTGACGTCGTTCAGCGGCAAGTTCGGATACGTGACCCGAAATGCCTCGCGCCATGGTTTCGGCAACAGCGCAGAATCCCGGCTGGGTGCTGTGGCGCGGCGGGCAACAGGGCAATCGAGGTCGTGTAGCGGGCGCTGGCTGCCACAGTCGGCGCACGGACCGCTGCTCGCGCTTGCCGTGGTGGCCGCACGCGCTTCTTCGATAGCATTGCAGAAGTCACCACACAACCTTGGGCATGCCTCTCGATTCGGTTCGGTGCAATCAGCCGCCCCGTCCTTCTGGCTAAGGTTGTGCAAGGCTTTCCATGCAAGCCGTACTGCTGATTCCCTACTGGCTCCATTGGCATTCCAGTTCGGCTCAAGGCGCTGCATTTCATCAAACAATGCGTCCTCGTCCTTCTGGCTGACTGCGGGCGATGCGAGGGCGGCGCGGGCTGCTTCGGCCGCTACGTGGCCGACGATGTAGCCGATCTGAATCAAGGTCAGGGAAATCGGGCCGCTGCTTGAGATGTCAGTAATCTGGCGCGCCTCGTCAATCAATTGCAAGACTCGCTCACCACTCGGCTTGTACGTAGGGAAAGGCGCCCGCTCATCTGCCGCAACGCTCGGCTCTGCGCGGCGGGCGAGATTGACGAGCTGCGTCAGATAGTTCAAGTTCGCATCCAGGCTGTCGCCATCCAGCAGCGCGCGGTAGCCGATCTGCGACAGCATGTCGTGCTTGACCATCAGTTCTAGTACTTGGTCGCGGTCCAAGTCGATGCCTGCGTTCGTTGTCTGGTTCATTTCGATTCCTTCTCGGCTTTGTCGAGTGCGACAATGCGCTTGTTCATCGTGTCCTGGCGTTTGGCGATATCGGCGCGAGCCTTCTCGATAAGTTCGCGGCCTGCCGCGATGGCGGCGCCTTTACTCAGATGCAGCTTTTCAAAGTGATATGACTTGCCATCCGAAGCCAGATCCCAGTCCTCGAACATGGTGCTGTGCGGATGGGATCGCTGCGTGATCGTGACTTCCTTTGGCTTGAATGACGGCAGCAGCACCCATGCTTGTCGCGGGTATTGGCGCTTACGCATGATCGCCGCTCCTCTCTGCGCAGGCCGGGGTCTGAAGGCTGGGCAGCGGGGGCAGCGGCTGCCAGTGCGTCACGACGCCTTCGCACACGTTGACGCTGGAATACTCGCCCCAGTTGTCGATTAGTTCGTACCAGCCTTCACGCAGATACTCGATGTCGTTTTCGTCGTTGATTTCGCTGTAGCAGTCATCGCCCTGCGCCTCGACCGTGAATTTCGCCACGTACATGGCGCGGATGATGCGCTGCTTGCCGCTCGGCGTCTCGTAGACCGCCAGGCAGTATTTTTCAGGCAGGCTGTCGGCGACGCTGGTCCACTGCGGGCGCACCTCCTCCAGCGCTGCATGGGCGCCCTCCTGCGATGCGGGCTCAGCGCACTCAATCACTTCCAGTGCCTCAGCCCACGGGCAGTTCATGTTGCTGTGCTCGCCAATCTCGGCGCCGAAGTGCGTAGCGATGGCCTCCGCCAGCTTGTCGGCCCAGTCGTGGTAGGTATCGCGGTCGCGGATTGTCTCGTTCCACAGGTGGTCGTCGGTCGGGCGCATTTCAAAGACCGGGACAGCCTTCCACTTGCCCGCACCATCTATGCCGGTCATGCAGGCATCGTTGATGTGCTCTTGCGCAGCGTAGCGCTCCTTTGTCACGAATTCGGGGTCGCCTTCTTTATCGACAATCACAAAGAACGACGGCTTTGGCTCTTTCTCCGAGGGCACAGCTTTCACTGCTTGCTGCTCAAGTCGAGCGAGGTGAGCGGCAATCGCAGCGCACAGTTCGTCGTTCAGTTTGATGAACCGCTCGGCGGTGACGTCGGCTTTCTTGTTTTCGCTGGCGTACTCGCTGTCCGCTTGCTGCCACCACGTCTGACCGAGGCCATAGGCGCGAATCATTGCTTTGCGTACCTTCTCCGTCAGATCGCCGGTCGGCTTCTCTGCTGCGGCGGGGGTGACGGGAGTAGCGTTGTTCACTTTGAGCCGCGCTTCTGTGAGGTTTACGGCGTGGTGAACTGCCTCGTCTTTGGTATAGCCGTAGTAGGCGTTATCGTGGTTCACGATGTTCATCCACTGAACGTCAGTCAGCGGCTTCCATGCCGCGCCTCCTGCAGTTAGATCGCCTTCCTCGCCCATGATCTTGCCGGCCATCTGCAGGATGCCAGGGAGCGTACCGGCGATGGCGTATTTCTGCGGCTGCGTGTCAGGGATCGCTGCAACTGCGGTGCTGACGAGGGGCTGATAGGCCAGCAGTTCCGCGCCCGCTGCTGCAAACGCATTCGCAAGGCCAGTGCGTGCGGTTTCGAATTCAAAGTCCATGTGTCGCTTTCGTTATTTGTCGAAGTTGACGCCGTGCTGCGCGCCGAATGCGTAAATTAGTTCGATTAGTTCTGAAAACTCAGCCTTGCTGTACGTCTTGGTTCGCTCACCGAACACGACGAACCCGCCATCAATCCCAGGTGCGACGCGCTGTTTTCGGAGCGAGGCGGTTAGCATGTCTTTCCAGTCCTCGTCGGATAGCTTCTCGCCATGCCATACCACTTGCTTTGAGAGCTTCTGAAGAAGCGGCCACATCAACGAATTTTGCTCAAGGCTACGTGTCGGGGGCCCGGCCTTGATCATCCAGCCATCAGGCAGGTTCGCGACCTGCTCAGCTACGTGGCGCCGGTTCGTCGACGTGATACGAAGGACGAGCTTGTCCGCCATCGTCAATGGCCCCAAGCTTGCTGTTTCAGCATCGCCCGCTGCTGGGCCAAACCTTCGATCTCGGCGATCTGGAAGCTGATTTTGCTCAGCAGTTCTCCACCGTCCGCCAGCAGCTTGCCGATGGCGGCGCCGTCAGGAACAGCATCACCGTCCGGCTGGGCCAAGCGAAGCACCTGAGGGGCGATCGCCGCAAAGGCGCCGCACATCACGGCCAGGCGCTTCTTCGCGTCCTCGTGGGCGGCGCGCACGATAGAGTAATGACCTTTGGCGATCACTTCGTCTTGGCTGTACTTGGTCAGGTCGATCATGGCTTTGTCACAGTCTCATCCAGGTTTGGTAGTCGGCCTCAGAGTAGTGTCCATTTGCGTGCCGTTGCTCATCTTCAATCGCTTGCAGGTCTGCCTTGTGCGCCTCGCAAGCCCGATTGGCATGGTCATAGCTGATGCGCCAAATTGCCTTCACCTTTTCCGTTCCTGCCAAGCGACAAAACGTGCAATAGGTGTTCACGTGGGCCGCGATTCGCTTCATGCTTGCCCCGCCAGTTCAGTGGTCAGGTATGCTTTGCGCTCGCTGGCGTGCTTCTGGAGCGCTTCTTTGCTGTTAGGGTACATGGCAACGCCTGCTTTCAGGTGCTCACCGATTTCCTTCACGGTCCCTGCACCCCTGATCGCATTCACGGCATTCGCAAGGCCCACGCTGTCTGGCACTGCAGGTTCGTCGTCAGCATCGGTTTCTAGATGAAGGATGCCCTTGTGCCACAGGTCTAGCGCGGCACCGAAGCGCATGGCAGCATTACGCAGTGCGTCGCCGATACGCTCTTTCATGGCATCGCCGCCGGTCTTGCCCTGGGCGTCGCCGTATCCGAGGCGAGTCACACCGCACACAGTCAGCTTGATCCACAAGCCGCCGTCCCTGTCGATCGCCGGCAAGCCCTTCTCGTCAGTTGCCAGAGGCTCCCAGGACCACATCGGGTCAACGTCCAGCAGACGATCGGTCAGCGCTGCGTGGCCAACATAGTCCAGGTGCACGACCTTCGGGTGGTGCCACGCTCCGCAGATATTGCAGCGCTCACCGGCCTTGTAGTTGTTGCGAACCTCTTCCGTCTGCGCCTTCGTCGGCTTCGGGAGTTTCGAGATTTGGTGCGGCTCAAAGGGCTTGCGCAGCATCTTCAAGCGCTCGGCGATGTTTTTCTGTTCCATGGTTGCCTCAGAATGGTAAGTTTTGCTCTTTCACGTACTGCTCGTGCTCCCTGCGCTCCTGCTCGGTCATCACCGGGCGCCAGGGTTCGCCACCGGCTGGCTCGACAGGCTTAGGCGGCCAGCGAGTTTGGCGTCGCGCAGCCTCTTCGTATTGTTTGAGCGTGTCGGCTGCATCTATCCACATGTCGCGTTCTTTATCCTTGCCGCGCATGGCTTCTCGATACTTGCGCTTCACTTAGGGCTCCAGTAAGCAACTTCGCTTCGGTCATCCAACTGCTGCAGAATCGCCATCGACGAGAGGATGGCTATCAGGATCAGCAGGGCGTAGGCGGTGTGGCGTGTCACGGTAATTGCTCCAACGCTGCCGACAACAAAATCGTCATGACCAGCCCAGCGAAGCAGATCAGAGGGTTCGCTTCCCACCAGTCCAATTCCCAGAACAGCGCCTCTCCGATCAAGTCGCGGCGCTCGGATGTGCGCTCCTGGTGGCGGGAGATGTGGGAGGCGATCATTGGGAATTGCCCGTCGTGCGCAGTGACTCGAGAAGTGCCTCCCATTTTTCGCTAGGCTTGATCGAGTCAGCATTTGCTGCCATTGCCTTCAATTCGTCGGCATACTCTTCAGGGAAGCGGTAGTAGAAATTGGCGTACGTGCAGTCGAAATCATCATCTTCGTCGCGTACGTAAAACGGATTGCTCTGCAACTCTTCGTTTTCAACCTCATAGTCTTCGCGGTTACCGCCACCGGTCCGCGTGTGGATAACGATGTTGTCGCCATCGATGTAGCAGTCGCGGAAGCACGGGACATCGCCGGCAGTAAGCCCCAAGGTAGCGAGCAAAACCGGCGCAGCACTGTTAACCCCAAAAAGCATGTTGTACAAGCTCATTTTGTTTCTCCTATCTGGCCGGCGACGCCGGCGGTTGGTTTATTGGTGTTGTGCTTGCGCCGCATCGAGAGCGCGAGCGAACAGCAGATGGTTTTCGATGGCGTCCAGCGCGATCTGCAGGCCCGCCGTAATGCCCTTGGTGAAGGTGCCCGGGTAGGTATGCTTCGTATCGCGTGCTGCCTCGATTTCGCGTTTCAGGGCCTCCAGACGGCCCGTCGTATTCAGTGCGGCCATAGCTGCACCCCAATCTCACGGTTAAATGCCATGCGCTCGATGCGAGCCCAGCGCGCCTCTTCTTCGCGGTCCTTCTCCATTTTCTCGACCTGCGAGATCGCCTGAACCTCGGCGTCGTCGTTGATCACCTTGTCGCGGACCTGCTCGAACGTGATCTCGCCGGTCACGAGCTTGTTCAGGTCGTCTTGGGCAAACGCGAGGTAGTCGCCGACGGCATTGCCAACTTCGTGGATCGTCTTGGCGTCGCCAGCAGCGATCAGGGCCTTCGTGTAGGCAGCATGCTTTTCGAGAAGCTCGCCGATCTTGGCTTCCCTAGCTTCCTCTTCGGACATGCGGGCGTTCATGCGGCACCTCGGGCAGCAAGCATGGCGTCGGCCAACGCGTAAGCAGTCTCTGCGATCTTTTCCTCCGTGCAGAGGCCCCACGTGTCGTGGTGACTGCACAGACCCTGCAGCGCCTTCGCTGCGAAGTAGTCGCGCATCGTCATTCCGTTGAACTGGTGATCAGCACGCGCCCCGATGATCGGGAACGCTGGTTCGTCGTAGGGTTTCTCGGCGTTCATGCGGCCTCCGCTGAATCCTTCGGCCCGAACGCGGCAACCATGTTGTCGTGCCACTGCTGGACCCATTCCAAGGCCAGCGCCGAGAACTGATTCGTTTCAGGCGTGTCGCCCTTGCGGATACCCATGAAGAAGCGTTCGGCCGGACGCGAGCTATTCGGGCGCAGACCTTCCAGATCATCAACGTTGACCTCGCGCTTGATCGCGATGGTGCCGACCAGGCACGTGCACGGCCCGTGGTAGGTCGAGCCGTCAACGCGGCCAGCCTTCAGCGCTTCGATCACGGCCGGCACTTCGCGCGGAGCGGACGACAGCACGGCCCAGATGTCATCGCGGATCGGAGTCAGGTCGGCGGCGCGCAGGTTGGCGGCGCGCAGGTCGGCGGCGCGCAGGTCGGCGGCGCGCAGGTTGGCGGCGCTCAGGTCGGCGGCGCGCAGGTTGGCGGCGCTCAGGTCGGCGTCGCGCAGGTTGGCGGCGCTCAGGTCGGCGGCGCGCAGGTTGGCGGCGCTCAGGTCGGCGTCGCTCAGGTTGGCGTCGCTCAGGTCGGCGTCGCTCAGGTTGGCGTCGCTCAGGTAGGCGGCGCGCGGGTTGGCGGCGCGCAGGT